TCTGCTGCTCGCTCTCCCAGTGTCAGATGGGGTCATCGCAAGCTGTGTCCGGTCGCTAAACTGGACAATGAGGACGGTGGGAATCGAACCCACACATATGACGTCCATATGCTTTACCAAACACGTCCTCTGTGCTGTCCGTTTATCGTCCCCTCAACGGTAAGAGTGGCTTTTAGCCGTAACAGACGATACAGCACATTGCGTTCTGATGAATTTCTCATCGAACTATCCCACGCTGGAATCGAACCAGCAGCCGCACGCGGCTTCTACATCGGGATTACCTTGCCACAGCTTTATCATCACTGAGGCTCGGAGGAAAAACGCGGTGTCTTAGGTTTCTCACCTTTGGCACAATACCATCATATGACGGAAATACTGGTAAATAGTCCGCAATTAGTCCGCAAAGTGTCCACTCTGCTTTTTTACCAAGGTAACTAATGGACATAACTCAGCAAATGCGTACAGTGCCCGATTTCTAGCGATATAAAAAGCTGATCGTTCCATTTTTAGTTTCGCCACAATGGCGTCATTAGTTAGACGCTTGCTCGGTGAGATAATGTATGTTTCCCACAAGATGGTACGATAATCTTCATCTTCAATGACATTGATTGCATTTTCGCAAGCATTCAAGTAATACAGTTCGTCAGCGTGCGACACAAGCTTTTCCTCGGCTTTGTTACCATAGCTAGGTGACTTAGGCATGCCGTCCATAACGGGGCTTCTGAGCGCTATTTTGGTGCGTTGAGCGAGCCGCTTGTGATGCCAGTAGTTCCCCAAGACCTCTTTGGCGTTTTCAATTGTTTTGTCATGATCAATTGGGCTAAAATATCTCGTTGCTCGCACCACTGCGTCCACTCCTTATGGTATAATGAATTTTGTAAAAGTTTGGGGGATAAGCGTGCCGCGATGGTGCGCTTTTTTGATACTCTAAATGTGCTTTCAACGCGTGCGTTTGCTATACTACCTGTGGAGGCCAACTCCTAATCTTTGATTTCATTTACTCTCAATCGTACGTCTGGCCTCCAGCGCGTCCCTCATCAGACGCGCTTTTTTGTGCTACACTTTCCTTGGAGTGTCCCTATAAAAAATCTGATGCTATTGGGGCAATTTGTCTACACTCCAGAGCGTGCTTTCGTCCAGCACGCTTTTTGTTTACCCAAATGCGGCCTTCCAGAGTACCTTTACAACCCAGCACCCCCACAAGAATGCAAACCGCTGTCGTGAATGCACAGCCCAAGAAACAGCCTCCAAGTATCCCAACCTGCGCTATCCTCTCTGGCTTTGACTGACGGTCATCAGTCATGTTCTTCCTCCAATTTCACGATTTCGCCGGTTTCCTCAACGCGCCAGACACCTAGCAACCATGCAGTAGCGAAGGTATTTTGATTGGCAATTATCCATGCCAAGGTCTCGCTAACCTTGTGTCCGTTTTTGGCCGTGTCCAACACGCCAAGCAAATTAGTTTGCCCGTGTGCTGATCGCAATATTTCTCCCACCTCTTCCGGAATCACCGGCAGATCATCTGGCAAGGCTGCGGCGTAACGCGCAGATAAGCAGCTACATAGGTCGCCAGCCCCATCGTCGTTCACCGGGTCATATTCCCTGCCAACTGGCGCATATGCCAACGCATCATCGAACACGTTCCGCTTTGTCTCATTGCTCATAGCACACACCTCCAGCCGGTAGTTTCGAACATTGCATAGGAATCATCAGCATTCTTCTTTTTTAAGTAATTAAGTTGAAGAACTGCTCGCTCACGGTTGAAGTAGATAGGCGATACACGGTGTGCATTCCCAAAATCAGACACCTTGGCCACGAAGTAACAAGCTCTCCCACCGCTTTTTAGGTTCACTTCTTGTTTATTCATCGTCAGTCACCTCCCTCTTAGCGGCACTCGCTGCAATTCGTTCAATGTCGGCTTCCGTTACACCAACGCCAAAGCATTTTGCTGTTTGAAAGCTATTTTCATTTGTGATCACCGGCTGTTTGAAATAAGCCAGCATTTCAGTATTTGAGATATATGATACTGCTGATAGATTGAGCAACTTCCCACTGTCTAGATTAATCAGCATCGTCAGTCACCTCTTCTTTTTTGCAGTCTTGCAAGCCGTAATGCTCGATCTCTGATTCGGTGAACCGTGATCTGTTATCACTCAAACCAGCGCCTTGTGAACTCGCAGCATCACAGCGGTCATCGTCAACCTTGTAGAAGTAACTGTCATACGCGTATGGCACCTTGACGTTGTACTTCTTCTTCTTTTCCACGGTGTAGCCGTTGACGTAAGCTCTCATCAGCAGTTCTTCGTCATCAGATTTGTTAAAAATATAGCCAGCCGGCATCTCATCGCTATGTGCATCGTCAACGATTTCGGCTTGCTCTTTGGTTAGGACTACCTTTTTAGGTTCCTCAACGAACGTGACAACGTGGCCACCATGTTTTCCCGCCCATGCAAGCGCAACATCAATGTTTCTTACAGTGGTTCCTACCTGACTGTCCCACCAAGGTGCCGTACGCTCAATGGTCAAGTATTTGCCTACATTGTTCCTTATCGCATACAGTTTTTCTTCGCTCATTTTTCGTCCTCTACTTTCGTAAGCTTGTACAAAGTTCCTTTGATGTCCACGTATACCGGCTCACCGGTCACTTGGCTGATGTAAACATCGTCTACTTCGTTTTCCATGAGTCGGCCTCCTTCAATCGATTTCTTCGACTTCAACTCTCGGGTTAGCTTTGTCAATAAAGAACCGATCTCGCAGTTCTACAATGTGATCCCAGTTGTCGTTTTCTAAAAATTCAGCCTTTTGCATGCCGTCGAAGATAAACTTGTGCTGAAACGCGATGTTGTCCGGGTCTGTTCGCTTGTCATACCAGTACCAGTCGAAACTTAGAGGTTTTCCCCATTGAAATTTCACGCCCTGATTCATCGCTTTTCTCACAGCCAACATTACCGTTTCCGTTGCTTGTTTCTTGACTTTTGCTCCGCCGAACATGTTGCCTCGTTCAACCTTGATGTACTGGTTAAGAGTCATGAGGGGCAATGGAATAATAATCCTGTTCACGCCGGCTTCACGTCCTTCAGATAGTATTGACGTTGCTTGCCGTCAACCATCTCAACCGTTGTGATTAGCTCTTTGGGTGCCTTGCCATCAAAAGCAACTGGCTTGTTGATGGATTGGCTTGCACCTCTGGCGTTGTATCGTTCAACCCTGATGATTCGTGCCACACCGCCGAGATCACGCACGCCCATGAATACTCGATCAGGCACCACAACCAGATCACCGACCATCATTTTTGGCTTAATTGTTTGCATTTGAAAATTCCTCCTGTAGTTTCTTGTATTCTTCTTCGCTAAATAGCTATCGGCTCGCAATCTCTTCACGGCCGTTGTTACGGCTTGGCAACTTGATCTGGAATTCTTTAGCAACTGCCTGAATAAACGGCCGTGATTTTCCAACACGTTTTGCAACCTCTGTTAGTGTTTTGCTCTTGCTTGCCGCCTCAGCAACTTTCACTGCATACTTCTTACGGTTAGCTTTCCCACGTTTGTTTACAGCCTTGATGCTGCTGATCAGTGCCACTGAAGGCATATCTCGATTATCAATACCGGTTACCGCACGTTTCTCGACAATCGCTTTCTTTGATACAACAATCCGGTTATTGAACTCCTGTTTCTCTATTTTTGAGAATGCTTCGCTTTCAGAAATGTCTAGCATCACGGCTTTTTCATAGCGCTTATGCAATTCTGCCTTGAAGTCGCGCCACACTTTGTCGCCTTGCTTGTAAAACCGTACCGTTACTTGTGTCATGCTTTTGCCTCCTGCTTAAAATGGCAAATCATCATCGGAAATGTCGAGCGGCTTGCCATTATTGGCAAACGGATCCGTGGTGTTCGCTCGCGAAGCATTTGGATTCGTTTGACTCGCGTTTGTGGTCGCCGTTGCTGATGCATTGGCCGCTTGCTGCGATTTAGGGTTGTTCTGATACGCCTGTCGTGACTCAAGCAAAGCAAAGCTATCAACGATTACCTCAGTCACGAACACTTTCTGCCCTTGCGCGTTATCATACGTACGCGTTTGAATACGGCCTTCCACACCAACCAAGGATCCTTTTTTGGTGAAGTTTGCAAAGTTCGCAGCCGACTTGCGCCAGATCTGGCAATTTACGAAATCAGTTTCTCGTTCTCCGTTTTTGCTCTTGAATTTGCGATCAACTGCCAGTGTGAACGAACCGACAGCCGTGCCGCTTTGTGTGTAGCGCAAATCAACATCTCTTGTTAGCCGGCCTGTTAGTGAGACACTGTTTAGCAATATGCTTCCCTCCTAATTCTTTTCGCCCAATGCTCGTAGCTTTTGCAATTGCTCAGCCAATTTGGCTCTGTCTTCTGCGGACACTTTTTTGTGTTCTGGTTTGTAACCCGGTTCAGCCCAATCAGGTAATTTCTCATTCCGAACTGGCTTGCCGTAACGCCGCTGAGGTTGATTCGTTTTGCGTTCACTATCGTTTGCTTCGACAGCAGTAACCGTGAGAAGGCGCTTGCTCTCCCAGTTTTTCAAGATGCCGTTGACGTACTTGTAGTTTCTGACATTGCTTTCAACCGCAGTCCGCAGCGCATTTAGAACTAGCTTCTCAGGTTCAGGTGATCCTGCTTTTCGCATGTCATCAACCCAATCAACAAGGCTTTCTCTGGTGAACGGTGATAGTTGTCCAAACCCGTTGCCTTCCCAGAAATTGCAAATATCAAGAATTGATGATGACGACGATGATTCTTCAACAGGCCTCTCTGCTGCCTTTACTGGAACAGTAGTCTGTTGTCGTTTAGTTTTGTCTAGTTTAGTCTCGTCTTGTTTAGTGTATGTGCTACTGTGTTGCCTACTAGGTTGTAAACTACCTTGTAAACTGTGTTGCCTACTAGGTTGCCTACTAGGTTGCCCACTGTGTTGCCTACTATTTGACACACTGTCATCAGCTTGACTACCAGGTTGCCTACTACCTGACGTACTAAGTTTTCGTGAAATATCGATGACTGAGTAGGTCGTTGCCTTAACACCGTTAGTTTGAAAATCTATCAGCCCTGACTGTTTTAGCGCGTTACGGGCTTTGACGATGCCCTGACGGCTTAAACCAGTCAACGTTTCAAGTGTTCGATTCGGCATATTGAATTCGCTTGGCCAGCCTAGCTGGTTACATTGGTAAACCAGCCCATGCCATAATGCTATCTGTCCTGTGCTTAGCGGATTAACGCTTTGCTGAATGTAGAACTCTCGAATTAGCTTGAATAAATCCATGCGGTGAGTCACCTCCTACTCGACTAGCTCATCCATACTGATAATTGTGGCGACTCGTTTAGTTGCCTTGCAGTAATCACATGCCTCACAGCGATGTGGCCGCACCTGACCGGATTTAACCGCCTCAATGCGTTCTGTGCTGTCCTGGATCTCTTCCAGTGCCTCGTCCATACGGTACTGTGGTACTTCGATGACGGCATGGTCGGGCACGTCTTCCTTAGTCACGGCAATGATGAAGGCTCTTGGTCGCGTTCCGTAATTTTGGTAAATCAGCTCCTGATAAACCGCCATCTGAAGCTGATAGTTATAGGCATCAACGAAACTGGTTGGTTGACGTTCTCCTGGTTTCCAATACTTCTTGTGAAGCGACTGTGTGGTCTTTAGATCCAAAAAGAATGACTTTGTGGAGTCGAAGCAGTCCAGCTTGCCCATCCACTCGACCCCAAACAGATCACCGGTCAGGATCTCTTCTTTTTCGCCCTGATAAAGTCGTTGAACATTCTCATCAGCTTCAAGTGTGGCAATCATCGAATCAGCTTGTTTATACGGGGCTTTCAGTTGTCCTTTTGATGATCCACGAGTTGAGAACATCTCTGGGTGTCCTTTGATAAAAGACTCATGAGCTTGCTTGGATTCGAAATAGCTGTGTAGATAGTTCCCAACCAGCAAGGCAGTCGGATCACCTCTTGGTGTCCATTTACCTTGCAACTCGGCCATCGCTTCTGCTTCGCATGTCAGAAACTTCTTAAACCAGCTAGCAGACTGATATTTGAAACTGGTATCCAGCGAGTAATACTTATCCTTATTGACCGTCAAAGATTTCTGGTTGTTTTCCCGTATTTGGGTCGTGGGTAATGTCTGGCTTAAGAGCATCTGGCTTCACCTCCGATTTTGTGACGGGTTCAGCGGGAGCGTTAAGTGCATCCTCGATCGAGTTAGGATCTTCGGGGGTAACATCCTTCAGCTCTGGATCAGCTTCGACTGGTTTCTCATCGGCACTGACCGCACTTTGCATGTCAGTTGTCATTGGACCCCACTTAGTCAGCAGCGATTTGATTACCGTCTTCAGGGCCATGGCCTCGTAGTTGTCTTTCCAAACGCCCTTGGGCTCCGTGCCACCACCAGATTTGCTGAAACGCTTGCGATGATCATCGACTTGCTGATATGTCCAATAGACCATCTTTTCAAAACCATTAGTCAGTTTGAACGTTGCGGCATAGCCAACCGGTTTTTCGCTTGCTTCGCGATCGTGGAAGTTCGGCGTGTACTCAAGTTCCTCTGTTAATGGGTTCCAGCTCTTGAACTCATCTTCATAAATTGGTAAAGCAGTCAGGCGCTGATACCGTCCTGATCGTTGAGCTAATTGGATATAGCCTTTATAACCAATCTGTGGCTGCGCCTGGTTCTTGTATGGAACGATGTAGACAAAACCCAAGCTCGGGTTAACCGGAAGATCGAGCGTTGCTGCTACCATGGCCGAGTTGATAACACTTAACTGATCAACTCTGGCTAAGCTTGGATTAAGGCTTACCGCGCTGGCAATCGATGAAAGAAACTGTGGTGCCCGTTTGTCCAGAACCGCCGCAAACTTGTTTCGAATAGCCTGTGTCTCAATTAGTTGCTTAACCGGCATTTTTGTTAGGTCATATTGTGTCGTCATATGCTGCTCCTCCTATTTCCATTCCTGAAATCCTTGATTCTTCATGAAATCGATAACGTCTAAGCTGTCATCGCCGAAGAAAATCTCAACCAGTTCCGCTTTTGGATACGTAGAACTAGCAGCGTCTTTTAAGAATCGCTCAGGGCCGTGAATGTTGATCCAATCTTTCAAGTATTCCTTCGCCTTGTCTTTGTTAAAGGCGCCTTCATAACGCGATGTAGCACAGCTTTGATAGAACCAAGGTTTATTTGTATCAACTTCATATTCATCGGCGGTGGCCAAGAACTCCTCCGCTTGTTCGATATCCATATCTTTGGGCAAGACGGTACCGTGATAGGATTCCCAATCAGCGACGGCTTTATCTTCAAGCGCTTCTCGTCGTTGATACTCGTTCAGAACCGCTGTATTGTAATCAAGCATGGTCATCGACCGCCTTCCGTGATAAACTTGATACATAATAATATTCGTTCAGTTCTCTATTTCCCGTAGTTGCCGCTACGGGATTTTTTTGTGCTCTTTTTATCGTGTCCATTGTTTCCAGCCTCCTGCTACTGTGGCGCCGATCATGATGCCGGCGAGAGCGACAAGCAGATATTTCCAAAAGGCTGATGTTGGATCGAACAGCACTGACATGATTGCTTCCAACATTTGTTAGGCCTCCTATTGTCGTGCAAACCAACGCTCCATCTTCTCAGGCTCAACTCGCTGTGTTTTACCTGGCCCAACGAATGGAGCACCACGCTTCTTCCAACGGCTCACTGTCGCAGCAGAAACCTGATAGTGTGCCATGACATCTTTTGGCGTCCAATAAACTTTGGGCTTAAAGGGCTTGCGTGTCCTTTGCGGCTTAGTGGGATCGATCAGTGTGAATCCTTGTTCCATGCCTGCTCTTCCTTCCTCATATAATGAAGTTTCTGATAATGTGGGAGCCTTTCGCTGAAAAGATCCATAATTGAGATGCCTAGCATTTCACAAATGGCATTCAGCTCGGTTAGATCTGCGACTGTGCTATCCAATTTTTCGAATGCGTATGCTTTCAAGTTTTTAGCGTCATCACGTGTAAAGTTGGGATCATTAGCAATACCCTCAATGTCGTGCTTGATGAAAGAAGCTTTCTCCTCGTCTTCTTCTCGTTTATCGGTGAATAAAAGCCCGCGTAAATCGTGGTATATTCCGTCACCGCTAAACAGCTTAGGGATTCCTAGAAACAAGTTAGCCATTTCATAGCTTAGTTCGCTGTCATTCATCGAATTGGCAATGTCAGTAGCCTCATTTGCTCTAATGGGAGTTCCATGAAAATAGTTGTTGATCGTTGAGCGCCCTAATTTTGCTGCATAAGCGATCACCTTCTGTGGCGTGTTGGTTCTAGTAGCGAACCTATTCAAAGGGCTACTAATTGTTGCTTTCATACGTTCCACTTCCTTTAAAAGATGAAATATTGGTGGATATTGATTCATGCTAGAGAAGGCTATGATTAACCCATAGCAAGTTGATCAGCGTCTTCAGCTAGCCATTCGTCAACGTGGCCCTTCAACTGCTCGTCAGGCATTTGTTCGAATGCAAAGGCCGGAACCTCTGGGTAGATGCGGGTCAAAAAATCAATCATTGCTTCGCGTTCCATTTGACTCACCTCCTTAACTTGAAAACTGAATAATGTGTGATTGCCTCCCGCCGAGTGCGATAATTGCATCGAAGGGAGGTGATTAAAATGCCAAAACGAGTCAGCGTTACATGCGAAAACAAGTCAGGGCATAATGAGAAGTTTCATGACAACTTCACCGGAAAGAACATGAATCGTTCTCAGTTTGTACAAGCCATACAGAATGGCGAGTATAAAAACTACACCGTTAGAAACCTGCATGGCTTAAAAACTCCAGCATCTAAGCCAGACAGCACCACTAACAACAACCTTGATTAATCATCGCTTGTAAAACGTGCATCTTTCTCGTTATCAACAAAGTGTACGAAGAATCCTTTGGCGGTAATGCAATCTGATGCGCTTATCGAAGCAATTAACTCGTTATTTCTGGTCACATTGATCATTGCGTATGGATGTCCTTTAATGATCAGCTTTGACGGGTTTTTGGAGGTCTCTGCTGGTTCCGACCAATCAGTAGAGATCTTTTTAATCCCATCAGCGTCAATTTCAATTCGCTGGTATGGATTTCCTTGTTCTTGTAATATTTCTGCAATGCGCAATGCGTGCTGTTTGAGTTCTTCGTTCATTTGACTGCCTCCTATCGCTGGGCGGGATTTTGTTCACTAAATGTGAACAAAATCCTCAAAAAAAAGAGCATCAACGCTTTCTCCAAAGAAATCAGCCATGCGTTTCATTGTCTTCTGAGACGCTCCACGATTGCCGTTTTCGATCTTCGCGTACATAGAGTAACTAATGCCAATGGATTTGGCGGCCTCCTCTTGAGTCATTTTTTTCTTCATTCGAGCTTTTCTGATGGGATTCATTTGATCGCCTCCTTCACTATATGTGAATATAATACAGTCACTAAATGTGAGTGTCAACACTTGATGTGAGTTTTTTTGAAATTTAATTTGTATCACTAATAGTGATGGTAAAATCAATATACACAGGTGGTGAGAACTAATGAATACGGGCCAACGAATATCTTTACTTCGAGAAAAAAAGCACCAGAGCCAAGCGGAGTTAGCCAAAACTCTCGGCATTGCCGCTAGTACAGTTGGCATGTGGGAAACGAACAAGAGAAAGCCTTCATCTAAAATGCTTAAAAAACTGTCCGTGCTCTACGATGTGTCGATAGACTATTTACTTGGTAATGACTCGACAACCGATAAAACCCCTTCAGAGGTTGACATTGCCGACCCCAAAAATGATACCATCATGACCTTTGAAGGACGTCCCATTCCGCCTGAAGATCTTGAGATAATCAAGAGACTTCTTCGAGGTGGCAAACATGATGACTGATTTTACTAGTGACATGCTGAGAGAGGTTTTAAACTATGGCTTTGACCGTGGAGTCGGAGCTGAGCTGACATACAAACTGAAGCCATACACTCCGTCAGTTTCTAATCCTGAAACACGCTGGATTGCGGTTAACATGAACTGGCATAAGCCGAAACAGTTGCCTTATCAGGCTGCGCACGAAATCATGCACGTGCTACATCAGGACCCGGCCTGTCTGTATTTCTACTCTGCGTCAAAGAACAGTATTGAGGGCGAGGCAAATATAGGTGGGATCCACATACTCGTTCCCTTATTCTTTGCTGATATTGATCAAGAAGATGCTAACTTGAACCGATTCATGGAGGCCTTTGATATTCCGTCACCTATGGAAGATACAGCGTTAGAAGCTATAAAAGAATTCTATTTGTAATGGTTTAATAGTCCAAATACTGACGACTATAAAAGCTGAAAATTATTTATGGAGGAAATCAAAAATGGCAAAAAAGGTAATGGGTACAGACGGCAAGCAATATAAGGTAAAGAAGCCTTTTTACAAGCGCGTATGGTTTTGGCTATTAGTTATTGTTGTGGTAGCAGCAATTGGTGGTGGCCTCAACAATAAGGGCAAATCAAGCAGCGAATCCACAGAAAAAACCACAGTTAGCAAGACAGACAAAACGTCCTCAAACACATCAAAAAAGGAAAGCGGCAAGATTACTCGCGCAGACTTTGACAGCATCAAATTGGGTGATTTGATGGAAAACGGCAATGGTGGTGCCAAATTAGATGATTTAAAAGCCCAGTTTGGGAACCCGTCCTCTACCTCGAGCAGTACCACAAATGGAGTTAAGACTGATCTTGTAACGTGGACTAATGTTGAGGGTGGCTGGGGAGCTAACGTAATTGTTTCCTTTACCGACGGAAATGCGTTCAGCAAGAATCTTACTGGCTTCAAGTTAGGCCGCAAGCAAAAGATTACTTTGGCAGATTTCAACGCGTTCCAGGACGGTACAAAATACGCTGACTTCACCTCAAAATGGGGACAACCCGACTACTACAATGAAAGCCTTATCGGCGGTCAAAAGAATGTTGTGGCCGGTTATACATCTGGTGTAAAAGGTGATCTGGGTTCCAACTTCAACGTGACCTTTACAAATGATGCTTTAAGCGGGAAAACCCAGTCCAATATGAAATAGCCCTTTTACAGGCCCCTACTTGGGGCTTTTGCTGGGCACAAAAATAGCCCCGGTGGCGAGGGCTAATAAGCAAACCAAGTAAACACGGTCAGTACAATGTAAGGAGATGTCTGACACGAAAATTGAAACAATGTGTGCCGAATGCCGCGATTATAAATCTAGTGCTGTCGCGGAAGTAACTGATGACGAATCACTGAAATTTATATGTCCTAGGGGTCATACATTTCATGCAGTATTACGCACCCCTCTGTATGTTCCGATATTTGAAAATGCTTTACGAGCGTATGATGATGAAGAATACTATGAGTGCTATCTAAGCGCAGTTACGAGCTTGGAAAAATTCAGAAACACAGCTATCAAAGCTTACTTTTGGTCAACAAACAACCACAAACCAATGGACAAAATCATTGATAAATCACACGCTATCAAGTATTCAGAAAGATCTATTGCTTCGTTTGCAACGATTTCCCTACTACTATTTGGAGAATCAGCAATTCCTATGTTGAACAAAATGTACGATTCCACAGAAAAACGCAACAGAGTTATTCACGGGACTTTAATCCCAACAAAAGGTCTTTGCGAAGAAGTAATTAAGAATGTTTACCAAGTCGTCAAGTTTTTCCAAATTAGCTGGATTGACGACGATGGGTACTGTCCCATCTCAAATTATCAGGATGCGATTGCCACGGATAACTATGAGGCAATTATTAGCAACAAAAAAGAGCATGAGCTCGCAGTTCTTGTAGGAAAACTTTACACTCTGTCAGCTATACAAGTGGTACATAAGGATAAAGAACTAGACGTAGAATTCAATCGAAGCTTCAAAATAATCATGGATATCCACCACAGAGTTTTTTGGTGATCATATAGATAATGAATCAGGTTGGATAACCAATTGCCCACTACTTTTTTCAAAATAGACATTGTCATCAATAACAGCCGGACGATCATCTGAAATACCCTGAATTCTGATTGTGGAATCACTGGGTAAAGACTCTAAATATTTCACAAAATCCTTCACCTTGACAATTCCATCTTTCAAATCATATGAATAACTATAACCTAGCTTGTCTTCATTCATCATCATCGCTCCTCTATGTGAATGTCTAGTTATCTTTCACTGATTATATCATAAAGAATTTCGTACTAATCATTCAGAACGTCATCACCGCCGAGATCCGGGATAAACTACATCCAGGCTCGTAGCTTTAAAACTCAGTTGAACTTGCGTTGTGTCGTTCAGCGCAGGATGAAGCTGTATATCATTGACCAGGTTAATTTCGGTTCCATTTACAAAAACATGTCCTTCTTTTATCTCAACACGATTTTCCATTTTAGTCACTGCCCTTCTAGTCGCTAATGAACAATATTCATCTAATTATAGCAAAAATGAATTTGATTCACCATCAACGGTTAAAAACATAGCTACTCGTATCAAATTAATAGTTAAGATAGGAGTATTACTTATGGCAAATTCTACGATCAGGCAGGCCGATATACTGTTAAGAGAGTGTACCGTTATGCAGGTAGCTACGCTTGATACCGATACCGGTTTTCCTAATATAGTTTCGCTAACACCACTTAAATCACACCGATCGCTGAAAGAAATCCTTTTTTACACTGATCGCGACACTACTACCATTCAAAACGTCCTAGAGAAGCCTGTGGTGGCTGTTTACTGCTTCAATGAGCTACACCACTCATCGTTGCTATTGCGTGCAAAGGCCGTTGTATTGACCGCTGAGGAGGCCATACCAAGCTTTACGGAAAGCCTCAATTCTTTTCAAAAATCGTTACAGTATGATCGACCCGTCATCATCCGTTGCAACCCACTAACCGTCAAGATCAGATACAACAATGACATCGAGTTCAGCAAGCTAAACGAAATCTAAGCTCAGTTCTTGGAGATGCACTTATGAATGGTCCAGTTACATTAAGTGAGGCACACTTCATTGGCCTCATCATTGTTCTTATAGGCGTCTACTTAGCCTTATTTGGCCACAAACACCGTTGGGTATATTGGCTCATTGACCCAGACAAACCCGGCAGCAGCCTCTGGTTGGCAGCCGTTTTCATCATTATCGGCGTGCTCATGATGATGGTTAGAAAGATGCAATAATACGACTTCATAAAGGGGGGCTAGTTTTCAGACAAAGAAATAGCCTTCCGCGGAAGGCTGCGTGGGCGATGAAGCAAAACTAAAAATTAAACTATTTGAAGGAGAATAAAATGGAAGACCATAATCTGCATGATGAGGCTGAAGCCGAAAAGAAACTGAGAGAGTATATCTATGTTGACACCGACTTAATGAATTCCTTATTAGCCCAGTTTGACGAAGGCTTGAGCACCCTGACTACGCGTATGAATGAGAAAACCTCCATACTGACTCAGGTCGCAACTAAAGGTGGAAGAAAATCCGCAAAAATTAGCGGCGGAGTCCCAGGGATAGCAAATGGTTCAGGATCGGCCGAAGATAGCCACTCTATGGCAGACGAAAGTTCAACACATAATAGGCATCAGTATTCAGAGAATATAGTATACGGTGATTACGGGGTCGAGATCCTTGAAGGCTATCTAAAAAAACAATTTGTTCCTGTTGAGAATGCGGAACCAGGAGACTTGGTACTTTACAAAGATAGCTTTTCCTTATACGACTTCGATTCTCTTGAAGCCGGTACCAACCCTGAAATTATTGATCCAGTGCTGAGATTGTCTACAGATAATGTTTCAGAAGAAAAGTTAGATGGTTACAAAAAACAGCTGAGAGTTATCCAAGCAAGGACAAGGAATGCCAGCAACGCGAAAATGCAAATAGATGACATGAAGAAGAAAATCCAAAAAGCAGAACAAAAGATAACAGAGGACAAAAGCTCGCAAGAGAATTTTAGAAGTGTTTATGCAATGGTGAACTTCTTTTCAAAAAGTATGCCGAATAGTGTCATTGTTTCCACTGAGCAAACCGTTGTTTTTGCACAAAAGTCTCTTTTTAGATTAAGCCCATCACAACTTCAAATGCTACAAAAAAATCCACGAACCCTTTATATAATGGGAATCGTGGAAAACAAATCAGATAATACAAATTGGAAACACCAAACTCTTACAAATTCTCAATTGGCACCCCGTGATATTGGTGCGATTGCAAGTTACTTGTCATCAATCGCATTGACTAACTTTGGCATTTCACAAAAAGAGGATTCTTTAAGAATTCGGCCTATCTCTATGTATTTTTAAATGTCGTTTAGGTCCTTGGTGTTCCGCACTTGGTTTGGTGGTCAGAGAAGCTTTCTTCATTTCACGATCAATCTCTTCTTGCATTTTCTGAATTTTAGAGTCTTCACGTTCGTAAGTTTTTTTAAGCGACGAATAAAGTTTAACCGCGTCTTGGATTTTGAAAGCCTTCATCATGCCACCACCTTTCCATGCAATCATAATATAAAAGTTGCAAACGGTCTACCAAAAGAATCTATCCATTTAGAACCAACGGAGCCTTGTTTTTAATGAGGCTTTTATTTTAAGGACATAACGAACATACGTTTGAATTACAAGCTCTAAGAGTTCAAAAGGAGTGCGATATCATGGCATCAATTAGCTCATATAAACTAAAAGATGGCAAAAAGGCCTGGGAATTCTATATATTCGCTGGTGTTGATCCGCAGACAGGAAAAGAAATAAAGATCCATCGGCGCGGTTTTCCAACCGAAAAAATAGCCCAGCAAGAAGCAACTTTAGCTGAGTCCGAAATAATCAGAGGCCACTCTCACTACCAAACTGAAAGAATTTTAATGGCTGATTATCTTAATCAGTGGATCACCAAGCTTAAGGTTAATGTAAAAGAGGGATCCATGATCATCTATCGATATAACCTCAAGAAATACATTATCCCCAAAATTGGGGATATTCGACTGGCCAAATACACGCTTAAGGAACATCAGGAGTTCATCAGCAGTCTATTCAATGATGGCTTGTCTCTTAACACAGTAAAGCTCATCAATGGAACATTGCACAATGCGTTAAAAAAAGCCGTTGCAATTGGTTACATTACCAAAAACCCTACCGTTGGTGTCGAGTTCAGTGCGTATGCTAAAGACAATTCCAAAAAACTTCACTTTTGGACAAAAGATCAAGTTGGATCTTTTATAGAAGCAGCTGAAGAAGATAAAGAGCCCATGTGGCTATCATTCTTTGTGACGCTGATTGACTGCGGGCTTCGTGTGGGTGAAGCCATGGCTCTTCGCTGGTCAGACATTGACTTCAACAAAAATACCTTATCAGTCAATGCAACACGAATCTATCGTGCTGAAACTGGATCAAACGCTGGCAAAATAGCGCTTGATCGTCCCAAAACATTAAGCTCTAAGAGAACCGAATACATGACCGCTCGAGTAAATGATCTTCTTCAACAACAATATGAGCGCCATTTCAGTCACGGCAATGTACAAGGTTTTCGGTTTTCTACTAGCCACAATAACGATTTTGTCTTCACCTATTCGTCTGATGCCAAGTTTGGACAACCGCTCCGATCTCGAGCAACTACCGGTGCTTTTAATCGCATCACCAATCGGGCTGGACTTCCTCACATCCGTATCCATGATTTAAGACACACGCATGCCGTTTTAATGCGTGAGGCAGGATTAAGCCTTGATGACATCAAAGATGATCTTGGGCATAAAGACATTTCAACCACTCAAATCTATGCTGAAATCTCTCCGGCAAAAAAGAAAGAAAACCATCAACAATTCGAAAAATACCTAAATCAGTGAATACAAAAAGAGCTCCAGAACCTGTGTATAAGTCCGAAGCCTTCACCAAAACTTCACCACGGACTTTTCTAACATGATTCTGGAGCTCTTTATTTACCCTATTAAAAGTCGTGCAAGCCCTTGCGATTAAAGGCGTGCGTTCAATTCCTTGGTCATATCCTCATAACCCGGACGGCCGAGCAACGCGAACATGTTCTTCTTGTTGTGATTTGCTTGAACACTGATTTCATAGGGTTTCAAATCGCCGGTGTAAAAGCAAAAATAGCTATATATCAATTTCTTAGGTTTCACAATTTCGGATTCACTTCACCATAACTTCACCACGAATTACTTATATTTATATTATTGCATAAGCAAATAAGCCCTCCACCCGCGTTAGCGAGCAGAGGACTTTTTGTTACCTGATATATCAATATTCTTCTCCGTCCCAGCCACGTAGACCAGGAGGACCGCAAACGGCTGATTTATGCTCCAAGGCCATTGTCACAGACTGAACGGAGGCAACAGCATCTATAAGTTCATCAGTTGAATGCTTGTCTGAAGCGGAATCCAGCAACTCTGAAACGGCTCTCATTAAGTCACGTCTCACATAACTTTGCTCAATAACTCGTGCTTGACCAATTTTTTTAGACATATGCACTCACCTTATTTAAATTTTTTGGTTTCAACGGCAACCCATTACTTGATGTACAGGCTTTCACCTGGGCAAATTAAACTGTAGATTGACTTACCATTGTTAGCGGCTAACGTGTACATGCTGATGCCATACTTGCTGGCAATACTCCAGAAGCTGTCACCAGAGCGGACTGTATAATACGTGTGGCTTACCAGCGAAGTATATCCAGACGAACGCGAGCCATAGCTCTCCCCACCATTCACGCCCAAGGCAACATAATGATACCGACCGGAGTAGCTGAGGTACCGTGCCCAGACGTATGAACCGCGAATATACACATGATCATACACAAGGCTCTCACCCGGCACATAGCTGCCAACTGCCGTGTATCCTGTACCAGCACCAGTGCGGATGTTAACAGTCGTGGAAGGCTTGAAAACACCAGTTTGCGCATAGTCGGAATCACTGGCTGCATTTGATTTCGCTGGTTGGCTTGGCACCGGTGTTACAGGTGCTGACGGGGTTTCTGGTTGGCTCGAGTAGCCATTATCAGTGATACCAAGCAGATCAATGTTACCATCGAGGCCTTGCGACAGCCCAAATGCGCTCGTGTACTGCCAAATAGCTACCCCATCCATACTCGGAAAATAACCGTAGTCTGGTTTGGTAGTTGGTAGATAATCACGGTAAGCAGCAATCCAAAGGCTGTTAGGAAATTCTTTCAGAATACGCTGATAATCGACGTGTGCCAATGTATATGGCTTGTAACTGTAATACATGGGCGTGTAGCCTTCGGAATGAATGCGCCGCATACCAGCTAAAATTGCATCCGTATTAGCTGCCATATTCCCAGAAGCACCATCTTCGTAATCCAAAGCAACGATGCTTCCCTTTGGCGTCTGTGCTTTGATACGAGGCATATAACGGTCAAGTGCTTCTAATCCCAACTGGCTACTTGCACCAACACCATACCAGATGTAGCTATGCACACGTTTTCCTGCCGCCTTGGCACTAGCAATTTGGCTATCATACGTCCACTGATCGATGTACGTACCACCGTAAGTTCCGCCAATCTGAGCTATGACGAACTTGTCTTGATCTGTTCCATATCGTCCACTTGCTCCCTGATACTTCGCCCAATCCGGGCCCTGATCACCCTTGGCCGCATTGACCTGCGATGGCAGGGCAAAAGAAATAGCCGCCAAGAAGGCGACTACCAAGGTAATTAGTTTAGTTTTTAGTTTCATGGTTTCCTCCTTATTGCTGTGGAGCAACAGATGCCGGAGCTGACTCCGCCGGTGCTGCAGAAGACGTCTCTGGAACCACTTCACTAGCAGCAGTTACCTGGTCAGCCTCTTTATTCGCTTGCAGTGCCTTAATCTGGTCCTCTAAGGACTTGATCTTAGCTGCCTTGGTGGTAATGAGTGCCGGGTAAGCTAACGCCTGTTGGCTGTCGCTGACGCCCTCTGTGGTTGGGTCAACGGCAACCCCCACAATGGTCAACAGTGCAAATACTGCATTGATCACTGCGGTGAGCTCCTTGCCCAAGTTGGCAAAATCCCAGTTGTAACCGAAAACCGCTGCCACTGTTTGTACAACCAACAAAGCTGCCGGCACTAATGCCAGCCAGAATTTGACGCTTAATACTCGTACTTTCCAATTAATCTTCATACTGAACATTCCTTTCAGTTTTTAATCCGAAGTTGCAAAACTTTGTTATATAGCGCTTCGCCCGTTCCGTTACCGCCCAGTGCTTTGTAGCTGCGGAAAAGGTAATTAAGATCGTCCAAGTCGTCCGTGCTGATATACCCCACCTCGATATGATGGTTACACAGCATGTAAACCTCATGATGAAGCAAACCGACAAGGCCTGAATCAATTGCCTTTCCATGCTTTCGATGCATGCGCCATTGGCTTGCAAACCAACCAAACAAAGCTCCACCACCCAACTCCACAAACACATCTATCCAACTCTTGAAATCCACATCTTTATACTTCCTTCCATAAAAATAGCCGCTAGCTTTTGCTGGCGGCATAGTCACTGCCTGTAATTTGTTTGTATTGGTCCTCCGTTATTTGCCGCCCCACGTACTGCTCTATCGGGCACCCCCAAGAATATAGTGTGCCACAAAATTCAAAGTCACTCATTTTTTCCACCATCCTCAAGCTTTGTCACACGGGCATACAGCGCGGCAATCATCTGCTGTTCAGGTGACGGTCCGGGGAGTGGATGATCATTAGCCGGATCGTAACCCTCATCGGCAACGATTTTGCCGTCTACAAGAGATGCGTGACCCTCAAAAAACTGAGACACGTCATCTGCTTCTATGATTTGTTGACCGTCCTCTGTTGGGCCCAATTTAGCATCTTCTGCTTCATAGGCCCAGTTGGTTAGTCGGTTTTGCTCATCTAGCCAAATCTTAATCTTCATTTTAATTCACCACCGCATCATTAATCGGATACGCATCACGAGTAATGAAACTCAAGCTGCCAGCATACCCACCTTGACTACGCCACGGAATGATGTAAATTCCACCCGCTGAAACATACAATTCACAGGCCGCACCCGTATACGACATGCTACCGAGTAACCTTGCTGCATCATCATTATTAAATGGGCTATATCCTGGTCGAATGTTGGCAATTTTGACCCACCCATTACCAGTTTTCATTTCAAAAGCAATCCCAATGGTGACATTCGGACCTTTTCTTGAATATCCAATTTTCAGGCTTTTAACATCATTGGTTTCAAGTCCGCTATCAATGTGCTGATAGAAAACCGAATCAGCCGCCGTAAACGTTGATGCAAGCGTGACATCTTTGCCAGAAGGATTATATAAAGATTTTAGTGTGAGCATGCCTTGGCGTGCATCAACAGAACTAACTTCCTTACCGGTGTACATTGACTTACTAACCAAGCCCAACTGATCAACTTTAGATTGATACGTCTGCTTGCTATCACTATCCAGTGTTGCATTCGTGACCATACTGCCACCACTAATTTTGGTCGTTCCACTAATCGTATTTGGAAAACCGTCCGGTTGGATGTGGTTGAAGGATGAGATAAAGGTAGATCCGTTAAAAGTGACCCCATTAAAAGTCATGCCATTAAAGGTTTCGACATTTAATGCTTTGGCTGCAATTGGTTTTGAATCCCAACCACTTGTGGTATCAAATATGGAAAAAGCGGCAAGATTTCCGTCCTCGTCGGTTAACCAATGCTGGTCCCCAGCCTTTGGTTTAGCAGGATAACTCGGGCCAACCGTCACAACTGGAACATTATCACTACCGTCTTTACCATCACGGCCATCTTGGCCCTTGAACAAGGCCCACAAGTAGCGCGTCGGGTCGGTGCTGTCAGCTTGGGTTTCGTCAACGTACTGCCCGAAGTAAGATCTACCGCTAGCGTCTGTTACCGAAAAATCAGTTTTACCATCGATGCTATTAGCATACGCAGTATGAAGATAGCTGCTGGTACCGTCGGCACCTTTAGGCCCCGGTTTACCGTTAGCACCATCCGCTCCCTTAATCAGTGCCCATTTACCAGCATAATCGGCCGGATTGTCACTCGGGACTGACGACTTGTTCGACCAAACTGTTGCCATATACTTCTTACCAGCAGGTAACGCTGACATGTTAGTGCCTTTGTCATCATCGGCATAACGAAGCCATGGATAAAACTGAATAGTCTTGGGCATGTTGGCCATCTTATTGGCAAGATCGCTGAGCCGTTGGTCAAAGCTGACTGTTTCATGAGCGAACTCACCCAAAGTAAGCTTGACAGAATGGTTAGCACGGCTGCGCTGAATGCTCAACACTTTGGCAGACAGGAATAGCTGTTGATTCTCATCGGCAATGTGGACGGCTTGATTAAGCGCTACGTATGGCGAATTAACCAAATCAATGTCGTACGTTTCGTTTGGGTGGTTATACTTTTTCAAGTCTGCCAAAGCCGCTTGCAAAAGTTCCGCCTGCGATTTTGAATCAAACGTTTTAACCCGATTCCAGTCAGACTGTGTTGGGTTAGGGTTGCTGTTGCTTAACAAACGTGAATATTTCTGCACAGCAATGGTATCGTGCAAGAACCCGTACTGATCAAGCACAAACTGTCCCGTTGGATCAGTCCATTTGTAGCCGATCAAGTTGATTGGGTCCTGATTAGTTGATCCATTCGTACTTTCTGGCACCGCTCCATAAGCCTTGATAGATGTTTCCATGTCATAGGTATCGAGATGCGTGACGATATTGTTGATGTCCTTATTCATTTCAAGGGAAATCAAGCTGTCACCGGCCGTTTCATGCCGAATGTTAATGACACGCTTAACCAAGTTGGTTCCAACAAACTCAAAGCCAAAACTAAGCACTGCATCAAAATCTTTTGCCACGGCAATAATGCGAGCCAACGATGATTCTTCACTAGTCCACTCGAGTGTTCGAACATTGTCAGGAAATTCGTTGATGCCAATCTCCCAGCCAGAATCATTTGTAAACCTTGTGATGTAGTCAGCGATGGTATATGGCTTGTCGGCCTTGTACGCACCAACGGTTTCGTTAATCAAATCATTACCCGCATCGCTGGCAACAATTGAGTGAATGTGGCCTAGTGAATCATGGTCAACCGATTCAATCACCATTTGGTGGCCGTTGCCTTCTTCGTCTTGATACATGATGAAGTTGGTTGCTTTGGCCATCTCATTGACTGCTTGTTCCTGATCAGTCGTGAAGTGAATATCAAGAGACAAACCGACCGCAGGACGATTATCAACACTTTGTGTTTCTATATCGTTGTCAATTCGCCATTCGCCTTTGCCATCAGTCGACCCAACACCCAAAATGTTTGATTTTCGATCTGCAAAGTAATACTCCATTTATAGCCAGGCCTCCCTTATCTCGACTTCACACGCAAATGGTTGTGCCCAGCTAGAGGGCGTGATATCAATCTCGGTATCACCGGGTGGCAGTTTGAACTGCTCCCATTGATTGCCAATAGTATGAAGAGTGCGGTTCTCAGACCCATTCAAATAGGTCTTAGCATTGGCAACATCAATGGTCAGTACATCGCCATTTGAAAACCGGTTCTTGATGTCTGTCCACCAATTTACGTGTTGCCAGTCAAATTGAACCGCAATCAGTTTCATCGCAGCTTGTCCCCATGTGTTGTTGCGTTCAAACCAAACGGAAAATGCTTCAACGTTCTCACTGATCATGTCTGGACGAGTTAAAGGTGGCAAAGAGACGGTCATTTCACGACCACTTTTTCCATTCCATGGAGAGACTTCAAAATTAATGCTCGAGCCGAATCTGCTTAATCTAGCTTGCATTAACTTATCATTTGTAAATTTCGATCGATCAAGCGATATGGTTCCTACTTGCTGGTCTTTAACATAACAATCGACCTGAATCTCGTCTTTGACAGCATTGTTGTCTGTGACCACCATTTGATACTGAACTTTGCCACCAGCCTCAAGTGTTAACTCCATGCGGCCCAATTCGGACACTGTTGTCTCAAAATGGAGCATCATAGATACGGTAAAGTTGTTGTTGCGCGTATTTTGGCTTGTGGCTGTAATTGGTATCTTGGCAGCCGGGCCATTCCAATAAGTCCCGGTTGAAGCATATGCAGGTTCCATATGCGGCCCGTTGTAGCTGTCACTGGCATAATTGATTGATCCAGTCTGCTTGTTTGGTTTGCTTGAATCACCGCCCCAATTCGGATTGTTAGTGGCTGATTGATTGTATATCGTGCCGGATATTGGTGCTGAGAAATTTCCGTTTAGCCCTTTCTCCGACACATCGGTGGTATATCCATCAATTTCTTGCGTGCCAAATTGGAGAATACCCGGGCGATCATTAACAATCCCAACCATGCCGTTATCCTCGTGCATAGTTGCCGTAATAACTGGCTCAACAGGATAAGTGCCGCCATTGTGCACCGTAATGGTGTTGGTATAGTATTCAGGATCAGCTGGGTTAGGCGACCATGGAGAAGCTGTATTACCTACCTCTAGCTTAATTTTTGAAAAATTAACAGTATTTCCAGCAGTATTGCCACGAACACCTGCATATATAATTAGCATAGTATGTCCGGATGATGGGGGAGTAATAATAGCCACTATATGATTATTATTTATAGTAACATCTATTGTTTCTGCATCTGTTCCATTATAAGAGCCAACAGATATTTGTGTAGGACTTCCCTTAAGAATGGCTACATCTGCGCTAAAAGCATACGTTTTTGATGGATCTAAGGCCGTATATAAGCTACTAGTAAATGTATAATTAGTATTAGCATTTGGTGCTGTTGCATCAAGGGTTACAACCTCATTACTTGTCCCCGTAAGCAGGTTCACTGGCACGTCCTTGTATGGCATGTTGTCAAACGTCTTCGTGGCTACCGAGTGCGCAATGCCATCGGGGACAAATAAAGTGAACGAAGAAGTGATTCCATTTCTGCCCTTAGGAACATCGTCAACATCTGTGAGCACGGCATTCCAGTACACAGACAAGTCATCATTGAACGAAACCTGATGAGTGTCACCGTGCAAGATGCCACTTAGCTTATAGAAGGCGGTGCGAAATGCATCATCATCAGCAGCAATAAGCTGATAGCCAACAGTTATCTCGCGAGATGGATTTCGAACGTATTCAAGCGTTTCCCCATCAGATATGCCTATGACATTGCTAGTAGCAGATTGCTTAAGAAGCTCTCGTCCACCAACTTGCAGCGTCCTATATCCGGGCACAAGATTCTCAATGTATTGTCCATCGATTAGCATCGCTTCTGCTGGAAGCTGATTATCATCTGCACCCGTGAAGGGTGTCGTTTCTCTGAAATCGTACAATTAGACTAGCCCCTTTCGATAATTGCTTACCTTTGTCAAACGATTAAGCTCTGTTTGCATTGGGTTTGCGGTTGCACGAGCAACCTCTCGGCCGTCAATATACAGAGGAACCTCAATCGTTTGCTTGCGAGTGTAGTTGACATCAAGATTTGAAGACAAGGTTGCGCCCTGTACACTGTTATTAAGCGACTGCAATGATGCATCAAAGGGAGAAGTATTCACTGCCGGCATCGTAACAGCAGCGCTATCAGCAATAGCTTGTGCCATGCTAGAAACATTACTTTGGACGTCTGAGAACTTGTCAGTAAGCCCTGCATTTAAGCCGTTCATGATGGCGTTACCAGCAGGTATGAGCAGCTTTGCATCGTATCTGATTGGGCCTTTATGCTTGCGAATCCAAGAAGCAATTCCGCCAACAAAATCGGTTATCTTCCCCCAAGCCGCTTTGAGGCCATTGAAGAAGCTATCCATGATAGCGCGGCCAGCGTCAGCCAAGCTAAAATTACGAAGCGCATTGAATGCTCCTTTGATGCCATTAACTATTCCACTTACCATGCCAGTAAAACCAGACCATACAGCCTTAGCGCCATTAAAAATACTAGTGGCAGCTCCAATCACAATAGACTGTATGTTGTTCCAAGCTGATGAAAAGAATGATGTAATGCTATTCCACAATCCGGAAAAGAATCCGGGAAGTGCGTTCCAAATTCCCTCGGCCGTGCTGACTGTTCCGCTCCATAATCCTGATAAGAATGAAACAACACTGTTCCATACGCCCTCAGTGGTAGACACGATGCCGCTCCATAATCCGCTGAAAAATGACGAAAGCGCACTCCAAATAGCGGAAGCGGCAGATACTGCACCATTCCAAAGCCCCTCTAAAGTTGAAACCAAAGTATTCCAAACAGTCATTGCATAGGTTTGAATAAGGCTCCAAATACCGGAGAAATACGTAACAAGGCCATTCCATATCTGACCAGCGGCGTAAACAATGCTGTTCCAGATAAGCTGGAGATCAGCGCCTAGCTGTGTCCAATTTGCAGTAAGCAAATCGATGACAATAAGAATGGGACCCATAATAACTGCTTTAAGCATGTTCCAAACACCGATAGCAATTTGGACAATCCCATTCCAAATTGTCGTCAGGGAACCGCCAAAGGTTGACCATACAGCAGTTGCTACTGCAACTATTCCATTCCACAGAGTCGTGAAGAATGTGGATAGCACGTTCCAAACTGTCGTTGCTGCAGTAACAGCACCTTGCCAGATAGCTGAGAGAGTGGTTGTGAATGCTGTCCAAGCAGCTGATGCCGTGGTCGTAATCCCAGTCCATAGATTACTGAAGAAATCTGTAATGCCGCCCCAAGCTGTCTGAATTCCGCTAATTGCAGATGTAAACGCACCCGATATAGCATTCCAAACAGCTTGCGCAACTCCTACAAGTCCTTGCCAAGCTCCTTGTAACCATGAAACAAATCCCGACCATAGTTTTTGGCCAGTCTTGGTTTGGGTAAAAAAGTACACCAGACCAGCAACCACTGCTGCAATCCCAGCAATCAAAAGTACCCACGGATTCATGCCTAAGATCAATCCAAACGCTTTCCATACACCACCAGCCGTTTTTACGATAGTTCCGAAGTTAGTGATAACGGATATAACGCCTCTAATAGGGCCGATCATTTTAGAAAAAACACCGAGAACGCTTGAAAATCCGCCGATGGCTAATCCCATTACTTTGAATGCCCCGACAGCTCCAAGGATTGCCACTGCAAACGACTTAACAATGTCGTTTGCAAATGCTGCTTTGACAATAGCTGCAATTGGCTTCAGTACGTTAACAACACCAGTTAAAGCCGCCTTAACACCTTCAAAAATTGCTTTCCACGGTAAGTTAGCAATAATATCACTAACAGTTGTGATGGCTCCCATGGCTGCATAGCCAAAGTCAGTGACGGCTTGCTTGATACCATCGAAAACTCCCGAAAGCTTCCCACCACCAAACACCGAATTGAACGCATCGCCAACTTTTTGAGCAATGCCAATCAGATTGACAAATGCAACATTAGCTAAGCTGCCTACCAGGTCCCAGATGGTATGAAGAACGGATCCGACCCCTTGAAGGATCGAACTGAGTCCACTCATTGATTCGCCCTTGCCTAGGTTGCTAAGTTGAGTCCTGATGTTCAGGATCAGGGTCGAAAACGGAGAAAAAAAGTTGCCGATTGAGGCTATAACAGAATCAAAATTAATGGCGCCAATTTTATCAATGATTCCGCTAATAGCTCCGATAGCGATTTTAGACATTGCCTGCCATGCAGGCTGAAGCTTGTTTGCCAGTGTTTCCTGAAGGCCGTCCATTGCCTCGCCTACTGTCTTGTAACTCGTGGCCATCTTCTGGAATGCCTTGCTGTTCCCGGCTTTCTCAATACCATCGAAGAACTGCTGCGTGCTTATTTTGCCGTTTTGGACTTCGGTGACCAGCTGTTTGGTACTCATGCCCATCGCTTTAGCAACGGCTGCCATACCAGCAGGCGTCTGTTCTAGCATCAGACGGAAGTCAGCCCATTGAACCATAGGCTTCGCGGCCATTTGCGTGCCCTGTTCCATCAAGGTCTTCATTGCCTGCTTAGGATCGTCTGTGGCCGCAGCAAGTCCGCCCATGCCTTTGACCAACCGTCCGACACCTTTCACACCAACCGCTGCAAATTGAGCATATGCAGAAGCCATGTCAGAAGAACTGTAGATGGTCTTTTGTGCGTAACTCTGCAAGGACTTCTCAATTGTTGAGATTTCTGCGGGCGTTTTGCCGAGGAACTTCATGTTGCTCTCGAACGTTTGCCACGCCTTGCTGGAAGCATCAAGTTCACCAGCCATGCTTTTGATGCCTTCGCCAATTGCACCTACAACCTTGGTTAGACCAATCGCACCAGCAATCTTGCCAACGGTCGATACAAAATTACCCGCTGGCTTTGTCGACTTTTCAAAGCTATCGCCAGCCTTGGAGGCTGAATCCGCAATGTTCTTGAAGGTACCAGAAAAGTTGCGGTCAACGGCGGATAAAATTGCTTCAACGCTAAAACTGTCAGCCATGTGCTCCCTCCTTTCTTTCAGATAACGGAATGATTTTGCCTTCGCGCTTCAACCGCTGAAATTCGGCCATCCGTTTTGCGAACACTTGTGCTCTCTTTTGTTTGAGCTCGGTTTTGCTCATCTGTGATACTTCATAATTGGGCTCATAATTTGATCGCACGCTATCAATAGCCGCTTTCTTATCAAAGAAATCATCAAATGTCTTGAACTTAGGCTTAGGATTCTTGCTACCGGTGGTTGCCTGCACTTGCTGGTTCATCCATGCTTGCTGTGCAATTTCGTTCTGTCTGTCGACTTGCTTCAGCTGATAGGCTTCCATACGCAGCTCATACTCAACAAGTGTCATACGTTCAATGTCTCGAATATTAGAAAAGCCTAGATAGGCAAATGCGTTTAACAAAATTTCGTGATACGTTTCTTCACTACTCTTTTGAACGCTTTCGTCCTCATCTAGGCCTTCATGTTTTTTGCTACTGCTTTTACTGCGTTAGCACTGTTCATTTCGTCTGAAACTTGCTTAAATAGCGAATCTAAGTCTGAATTGCTGTCAATAAAGTCATCGACTTCACTGGCTGACGGACGTTTCTTAGATGCCACGGTGGCTGAATAAATGGTGTCTGATAAAACAGCAGCATCGTATGCGTTTAGACCAGCTAGAGCCTTTGCAACACCCATGCCAAAGTTAATGCCGTGCATGACGGCACCCATATTCTTATCCATTTCGCGAACAAAGCGGACGCCAAAGTTGAGCTCGTATTCTTTACCGTTAATGGTTAATTGCATGATTTAAAATCCTCTCTTTTAAAGCCGCCCGGGTTTCACCCGTACTATGACTTTCTTAGGCGACTGATGACAAGTCTCTTATGCTGTTATGCTCCAGTACCAGTTCCGCCAGCTGGTTCAGTGCCAGCGGTATTAGTACCCGGATCAACAGCCTTGTCCCAAACAGTGCCACCACCGGTAGCATCGGTTTCAGTGACCTTGCCAACCCCAAGGAATACGTAATCAACCTGTTCCTGAGTTGCGTTGTCTAGCGTTGTCCAGCCGCGCTTTGGTGTGCCATTAACTGAGAATGTGACATCGCGAGTAGAGTGGTCGTCAGGATCATTGTCGCTGCTATCTTCTTGCACCGTTACCTGCATATACC